TGATCCGGTCGCCCAGGAACGCGAACGGCTGCGGGCGATCGACGAGATTGCCGCAAACATCGATCCGGAATTGGTCAAAGAAGCGAAGTACGGTCCCAATCCGATGACGGCCGAACAACTCGCCTTCCGCGCGATGAAGGAGGGCAAAATCATCAATTCCGGCCTGTTTGATCAAGCGGTGGCCGCAAACAAAGCCGCCGGGACCGACGGCGTGCAGGCAAGCGCCCTGCCGCAAAACTCCGAAAAGGAGTACGACCTCAACAACCTCAAAGACGTTAACGCCATCTTCGCCGCGTTTGCGGCAAATTCGCAGGCCCACCGGCCGCAGAACATCAGAAGGGGGTAATCGTCCATGGCGAACATTTCGACGGAATTTGGCAGCGTGGAAAACCGTACGCTCTTCGCCGGCACGGAAGTCGCCGCGTTGACATCCTCGGTGACGCTCGCCGGCGGTCAGGGTGTTCTCAAAAAGGGCGCAGTTCTCGGGAAGGTGACCGCAGACGGGAAATACAAGCTCGTCGACAAGAACGCAGCGGACGGCAGCCAGGTCGCATCTGTGGTACTGGCCGAAGACGTGGACACGTCGGCCGGGGATCAATCGGCTGTCGTGTATACCCAGGGCATTTTCAACTACGATGTCCTGTACGTGGCCGCCGGTGACACGGTCGAGGCTCACAAAGAGGAGCTGCGCGCCGGCAATATCTACTACAAGACCGATTTCTGATAAGGGGTGGGACTGAATGAAAATCAGACAAAGTGTTGTCGCGAATCACATCCGCAATCGTTTTACGCGTCCCGTGAACGCGGCATCCGTGCAAGGCGGCGACGTAAACATCTACACGCCGCAGTCTACGGCACGTCCGTATGTCAAACGGATGCCGGTCACCACGTTCCTGCGGGACACGTTTTTCCCGGGATTTCAAACGTTCCCGACCAAGCACGTCGTCATGGATTTCTACAAAAACAGGCAGCGCGTGGCGCCGCTTGTGGCGGAAGGCAGTCGTCCGGTGAATGTTCGCCGCGATGGTTACCAAACCAGAATTTACGAGGCGCCGTTCATCAATCTCTCCAGGCCGTTTGACGTAAGCCACCTGCAAACTCGTCTGCCTGGTGAGAGCGTGTTTGACAGCGGGATCACCCCGGCAGATCGGGCGCTCGCGATCATGCAAAACGACTACAACGAGCTCGACGACATGGTCGTCCGCCGCGAGGAGCTCATGATCGCCGAACTGCTGCAGTCCGGCGTCGTAACGGTGACCGGGTATGTGGACGATTCGGCCACGCAGGTGAGGACGGACACGATCGACTTCGGATTCGAAAACGAGATCGACCTGACCGGGTCGCAGCAATGGAATCAATCCGGTGCTGATCCTTACGCCGACTTGGAGGCGGCCGCCAACCTGGTACGGCAAGGCGGGTACAATCCAGAAGTGGTTGTCCTTGGCGAGGAAGCGGCGCGCTGGCTGCTGCAAAACGAAAAGATCCTGAAGCTGCTCGATGTTCGGAACGCGTTCCTCGGCGAAATCAATCCGCAGCTGAACCTGCAGAACGGCAACGGGTACGCTTATCTCGGCCGGCTGGCTGGCCTCGGTCTCGATCTGTATCAGTACCTTGCATGGTACTACGATGAGACGACGGACACCCTCAAGCCGTACATCGAGCCGAACAAGGTGATCATCGGCGCCCGGGATCTCGGTGAAATGCTGTATGGCGCGATCACGATGATTCCGGAGGACAGCATCAACTTCGTCACGATCGAGGCACCGCGGGCGGCAAAAGTGACGGTCAACCGCGAGACTGACACCAAATCGTTGATCCTGAAGTCCCGGCCGGTTCCGAAGCCGTTCGACCTGGCATCCTGGGCCGTGATCAATACAATCGAGGAATGAGGTGACCGGGCATGAAATACCGGGTTTTGCGCGGTTTTGTCCGGCATAACGGAGCCCTTTTCCGGAAGGGCTCCGTTTTTGATGCCGACGAGGCAGATGTGCGCGCGCTCATTCGCAAGGGGGTTGTTGCCCCGGCTGAAACCAAGGCCGCCAAGTCGGATCGTATGGATCCCGAGGATCGGACTGATACGGACGGCGGACATCCCGGCACGAACGAGGACCGCTTGCCGGCGTTTGACGCTGGCGAACTGATCGTTGAGGCAGACGAGGCCCCGCCGAAGAGATCCGGGAGAAAAGCAAAATGAATTTCAAAGATTACGCCGCCACTGATCTCGACAACGCTTTTTTCAACCCGTCCGAATTCTGCGAAACTGCCGTCATTGACGGCAAGGAAATGCTCGTCATGATCGATAACGAGCGGTTGCAGGAACGGGCCGCAAGGGAATACGGCGGCGTGACAACCGGTATGCTCCTTTACTTCGTTCGGGCTTCGGAATACGGGCAGCCGCCACGAGTGGGCGCCGCACAGAAGTTCAATAACAAACTGTACTACGTCGACTCTGTGACCGAAACGTCGGGCATCTACGAAATCCTTCTCAACCAAAACCGAGGTGAGTAGCATGGCGAGTCGAATCGTGATCGATGCCTCGCAGCTTAACAAAATCATCAAGGGTCTGGAAGGGTTCGAAAAACAGATGCCCGGCGCTTTCGTGTCGGCCGTGAACAGGACGTTGGACTTCGTTTACACGCGCACGGGGCAGATAACCACGAAGCATTACAACGTCCGGACGCGGGAAATCAAGGAGTCGATGAAAAAGTATAAAGCTACGTTCAACCGGCCGCGGGCGTGGATTCAGATCCGCAGCCGCAGATACACGCTTGCCCGTTTCCTGCCCGGCGGTCTTGGGTCTACGACGAAGGTGGCAAGGGTCAAGATTAAAAAATCCGCCGGCTACAAACGAGTCGGCGGTAAACCCGGCGCCTTCGTCCAACGATCTCCCGATGGCAACACCCATGTTTTCCGCCGCCGTCGAAATACCAGATACCCGATTGACGTGCTGCGAACGATTTCACCGACGCAGATGGTCCAGAATCTGAACGTCATGGATGAGATTCAGACCCTTGCCAATCAGAAATTGGCCGAACGGATTGATCACGAAATCCAGTATCGGCTGAGGAAGGTGAGGGGGTAAATGATTGACAACACCATTCTGGAAGCCATCAAGTCGTTTTGCGAGCAGCACGTCAGCCCGAAGATCAAGCTGATGGCACCCAACGACGATGACGTCCGGGAATACCGGTTGATGCACCCCAACGTGTTCATCGGCTGGCTCCCGCCACCGAACCAGCTGGACGATGTGCCGCTGCAGTTCCCGGATGGGTTCAAAAGCGCAATTCCAGCCATGGTTATCGGGATGGATGAGGGAGAGGACGACGGCAATGACGCGGGGATTAATATCCGCATCACATTCGTCGTTTACAATCCCGGTCTGTACCCGGAGCCTGGCGTCCTGATTCCTGATTTCAAAGGATACCGGGATCTGCTCAATCTGATTTTCATCTGCCGGCAGCAGCTCGCCACCAAGTTTATCGTCGGGGATGGCCTAACATCGGCACAGCGACCATTCCGGTGGGGGATGTATCAGCAGCAGCCCGTCGGATATTGGGTCGGTTGGCTCACCTTCCGGGCGACGGCGGCCATCCTGCCGTATCTCGACACTGTCTCTGATGACATTTTGGACTGAAAGGATGTGAAGCACTTGGCATACAAACACGGCGTTTACGGCGTTCAGGTTCCGACGACCGACGTGCTTCCACCCAGTGGAGTCGGGACGCTTCCCGTTTACATCGGCACGGCGCCTGTCCAGCAGCTTGCCGATCCGGCCGCAGCGATCAACGTGCCGATCCTGATCAACAGCTTCGAGGACGCCAAATCCAAGATCGGTTACTCTGACGACTGGGCGACGTTCACGCTCTGCGAAGCGGTTTACGCCCACTTCAAGAACCGGATTCAGCCGATCGGTCCCATTATCGTGATCAACGTGATGGACCCGGAAGTACATTCGTCGCCGGCATCCGTTTCCGTGCCGATCGTCAATGGCGTCGGTTATCTCGATCAACCGGCCGTTCTGGATTCGATCGAGATCGCCGGGAAGGTCAAGGGAACCGACTACACGGCGGAGTATGCGCCCGACGGGCGGGTGAAAATCACCGCGCTGACATCGTTGGATAATCCGTCGGACGTCACGTTCAACAAGATGGACGTTTCCGAGGTGCAGCCGGCGGACGTCATTGGGGGCAACATGGACGGCGTGCGGACGGGTATCGCTGCCGTTGATTTGGTCTACCAAACGCTCAACCAGATCCCGACGCTCCTTGCGGCCCCCGGGTGGTCGCATATCAAGGAGATTAAAGAGTCGCTCGTCGCGAAGGCACAGCAAATCAACGGGCACTGGGACGCGATCGTCATCGCGGACCTCAGCAGCGGCAGCGAAGCCGACACGATTCAAAAGGCCATCGCGTGGAAAGCGGCCAACGGGTACACGGACGTTTCTCTGAAAGTCGGATGGCCGAAGGTAACATCGGCAGGGCGTACGTTCTGGGCGTCGACCCTGATCGCGGTCCGGATGCAGCAGACTGATTTTGCCAATGACAACGTGCCGTACGTGTCGCCCAGTAACAAACAGGTGGACATTTCCGGTACGGTGCTTGAGAGCGGTGCTCCTATCGTTTTCGACGAGCTTCAGGCGAACGAGCTCAACCAACACGGCATTACGACGTTTACCTTCCGGGGCGGCATCTGGGTTGTGTGGGGCCCGCACAACGCCAATTACGAATATGGCGCCTCGGAGATCGACCCGAAAAATGTGTTCGATGCCTCCATCCGGATGATGCGGTACATCACCAACTCGTTCCAACAGCGCTACATGTCCCTCATCGACGGCCCGCTTAATCGGAGCGTCGTCGACACGATTTTGAACGACGCCGGCGCCTGGCTGAACAGTTTGGTCGCGGACGGGAAGCTGCTTTCCGGTGAGGTCCGGTTCAACGAGACGAGCAACCCGACGAGCTCGATCGTCGAGGGTGACTTCGTCTTTGACATCCGGACGACGACCACGCCGGTGGCCAAGTCGTTGACGTTTGTGGTGCAGTACACGACGGCCGGTCTCAGCACACTGTTCGGGGGTGAAAGCTGATGCCCAAAATCATGAACAAGACCGTCCAGTATCGGCTCAAGGCGACGGATCAGAACGGAAACCTAGTGGTCATCGATGACTCCTCCGACCTGCAGCTTCCCAGCATTGAGAAGATGACTGATACGATCAGCGGCGCTGGTATCATGGGTGAAATCGACATGCCGACCTACGGCCAGATCGGAAGCATGACGCTCACGATCAACACCCGGGCTGACAACCCGCAATACGCCATCCTGGCACGGCCCGGCGAAATCAAATTCGAGATCGTGTGGGTCGTCGACGTGTTCGATTCCAATCAGGCCCGGGTCGGCATCCAGCAGCACAAAATGTTCCTCACCGGGTTCAACAAGACCTATGATCCCGGGAAAATCGAGGTGAATGCGGGGGCGGACGGATCGAGCGAGTTCGAAATCTACTACCTCCGCAAGCTCGTCGACGGCAGGGAAGTGCTGCTGATCGACAAACTCAACTACGTATTCAAAGTCAACGGCGTGGATTACATGTCCGCGTTGAACGCAGCTCTCCGGTAAACGGGGAGCTGCACAATTTTTCAGGAGGGGGAATACGATCATGCCTAAACTGATTCTGACCAAACCCGTGGACATCAACGGCGAGAAGGTTTCGGAACTGCCGTACAACTTCGAAGATATGACCGCGCGCGACAAGGCCGAGGCGACGAGAGCATTCAAAAAATCCGGGAACGTGGTGCAGGTTCAGGAACTTGATCCTGACTATCACCTTTTCTTGTTTGCCGCGGCTGTTCGCAAAGCAAATCCGTCGATCGAAATTGAGGATGTGCTGCGAATCAGTGCGAAAGACGCCGCCAAAGCTGAATCCCTTGTGAGGGATTTTTTCTTCGTGAATTCGGAGGATTCCTCACCGACGAATACATCGACGGAGTCATAACCCAGCTCGTTTTCAATCACTTTGCGTCACGAACTGAATGCCTCAACATGAGCCTGACCGAATTGGTCAGGTTTTTTGAGTCTCTCGCTGATGAGGCGGAACGTCGGAGGAGGGAGGTAGAGGCCCTTGGCAAACAGACGTGAACTTGAGGCGCTGATTGTCCTGGCCGGGAAAATTGACCCGTCCCTTCGAAGAGCTCTTCAGGAAGCGGCGAAGAAGACGGGTGCGGTCACCAAACAGGCCGGCCTCTTCGGCAAGATCGCCACCCGTTCGTTTGATTTGGCCAAAAAGGCCGTGGCGATCGGCGCCGCAGGTATGGGTGCGGCAATGGTGGCGGTCGGAAAAGCGGGCCTCGACCTCGCCTCCGATTTGACTGAAGTGCAGAACGTTGTTGATGTCACGTTCGGCGACAATGCGGAGCAAATAAATCAGTGGGCGAAGTCGGCGTTAACTGCTTATGGACTTTCTGAGCTTTCGGCCAAGCAGTACGCCGGCACGCTCGGTGCTCTGTTGAAGAGCTCCGGAGTGTCGAACAAGCACCTGGTGACCATGTCGGAAAACCTGGCTGCGCTCGCCGGCGACTTTGCTTCTTTCTACAATCTGAAACCTGAAGAAGCATTCGAGAAGATCAGGGCCGGAATCTCCGGTGAAACCGAGCCGCTCAAGGCGCTTGGCATCAACATGAGCGTGGCCAATCTTGAAGCGTATGCCCTGTCGAAAGGCATCACCACGGCCTACGAGAAGATGGATCAGGCCACTCAGGTGATACTCCGATACAATTACCTGCTTGAAGTAAGCAAAGATGCTCAGAATGACTTTCAGCGGACACAAGACAGCTATGCAAACCAGCAACGGCTCTTCCAAGAGAGTTTTAAGCAACTGTCGGCAACCATTATGAAGGCCGCGCTTCCGGCGTTTACGGCTTTATTTCAACGTGGCAACCAGCTCATCGCCAATTTTGCGAACAGTCCCGAGAAAGTCGAGGCATTGCAGAACCGAATCGCTAGCCTGGCGGACAAAATCATCAAATTCATTCCAACAGCCGTTCAATTGGCTGGCCAGTTCGGTTCGGCGTTGCTAAGTGTTTTCGATTCCGCAATGAAGGTTTTCCAATTTATCCAAAACAACTGGCCGGTTATACGACCTATCATACTTGGAATCGTCGGAGCAATGGCCGTATGGAAAACCTCCATGGCTGTGATGGAAACATATAAGGCATTGACCACGACAGCTACTAATGTAACGAAGGGGCTTAAAGTCGCTTTTGACATGCTCAGAATTTCCAAACTGAAAGATGCGGCCGCGACATTGTACCTTCAAGGCTTGTATGCGAAGGATGCAATTGTAAAAGGCGTAAGCACGGCAGCGACGTGGACCTGGACTGCGGCGACAAAGGCAGCAAGGATCGGAACATTAGCTGCAGCAGCTGCTCAGTGGGCTCTCAATTCGGCAATCTTGGCCAACCCGATGACGTGGGTCATTGCCGGTGTGGTGGCGGCTATCGGGGTACTGATAGCAGGCATTTATATGCTTTGGAAGCACTGGGATCAAGTCAGTTCGTGGATCGTCGGACTCTGGCAGAATCATGTATGGCCGTTTTTCCAGTCACTGGGTAGCTGGTTTAGCAACCTGTGGTCCGGTATTGGTGATGGATTCAAGGGATTTGTAAATGCCATTATCAGCGGCATCAACGTCCTGATCCGCGGGTTGAACAAAATCAATTTTGAAATTCCCGACTGGGTGCCTGGCATTGGGGGAAAAAGTTTCGGGATTAACATCCCGGAAATTCCGACGTTCGCCCAGGGCGGGTTCACAAATCAGCCATCGATCTTCGGTGAGGCCGGATGGGAGGCGGCTATCCCACTCAAACGGACGCCGCGGAGCCTCAGCTTGCTCAATCAGACGGCGCGCGCGCTCGGCGTCGATACCGTCGGCGGCGGAGGACCGCAGTTTATTTTTGCTCCGGTCATCAATGGCGGCAGCGCAGAGTCGATCATGTCCGATCTCAGATCGCTTGGGGAAGATATGTTCGCTCAATTTGAGCGCTGGTGGGAAATGAAGAGGAGGGAGCAATTTGGCTAAGGGCTACCTCTACACGGCGCTGGCCGGAGATACGTTTGACAGCATTGCCCTGGATTTTTACAACGACGAGTCTCTTTCCTCTGTCATCATCCAGGCCAACCTGCAGTACCGGGACGTTCTCGTTTTTGAGGGCGGCGAAGTGCTCCAGATCCCGATTATCGAGACGCCAGCGACTGCCACCCTCCCGCCGTGGAAGAGGGATTCGGGATGAATATCATCTACAACGGAACGGACATTACGTCATCGGTGCATCCCATCGCGATTCAGATCACAGACAATGCCGGCGGGAAGCCGGACAGCCTTTCTGTCGTATTTTCGGACTCCGATGGCGTCTGGTCGAAGTGGCGGCCGGCGAAGAACGATACCATTCAGATCCGGGAAAACGGATTTGACACCGGCGTCATGTACGTCGATCAGCTCGTGCAGACAGCTGGCCGGTTCGGCATCATGGCGCTTTCCATTCCGCAGGAGAGTAAGACGGCACGATCGCAGGGATGGGAGAACGTCCGGTTCCTGGAATTCGCAACGCAGATCGCGTCCCGGTACGGGTTCACGCTTCGCGCCTATGACGTGGTAAATCATTTGTATGAGCGCGTGGACCAGCGCGAGGAACCGGACTTCGCATTTCTGGCGTATCGGTGCCAGCTGGAAGGGTACGCTCTGAAAATCAATAACCGGACGGTTGTCATATACGATGAGGCCAAACAGGAGCAGCAGGCCGTTGATCCGAAGCTCGCCGTCATCCGCGAGGGCGACATCAACGGCGAATTCGAATTTGTCGACAAATCCACGGACATCTACGAAAAATGCGTCGTTCGCAGTCTGACCCCCGGCGGGTACATCGAGGGTGAGTTTCAGGCCCCCGGGGTACGTGGGCCAACGCTCAAGCGAAACGACTACGCGACGAGTCAAGCGGAGGCCATCCGGTGGGCCAGAGGCATCCTGCGGAGCCTTAACAAGTACATGGTGACCGGGATGCTGACAATTAACCTGAACACCAATTACGCCGCAGGGACCGTCGTCGCTGTCCAGGATATCGGCATGTTCGACGGCAAGTACATCATCGACCGGCTGGTCCACGATCTGCTGAACAACCGGACGAAACTGTGGCTGCGGCGGCCGTTGGAGGGGTATTGATGGTGAAGCAAGGGATCGTCAGTTCAGTGGATCTGGTGAACAGAAAAGCCCGGGTGACATTTCAGGACACGGACAACGTCGTGACTGCGGACATTCCGTATGCCCAGCATGTTTCGCCCCTAATCAACGACGTGGCTGTCGTCGCCCTCTTTTCACCGAACTTGGCCAATGGCATGATTATCGCGGTGCGGAGGGAGGGGTGACCCGTGCCGATCGCAGCCTTTGGGAAAAAAGTGTTCCAAGTCAGCTCGAGCAGGATATATACAATCGGCAACCTGAGCTGGTCTGGGAGCCTCGAAACGGAATCACAGGAGAAACTCAAAAGCAAGCCCAGCACCTACATCAAGGGCGAGGCGCTCGATACGCTGAGCGTTGAGGTCGTTCTGAGGCGAGATTTCAAAATCGATGTCCGTAAGGAGATCGAGGCGTGGCAAGCGATCAAATCAAAGGCCACGCCCGATTATTTCATCCTCGGGACAAAGCCGATCGGCAAAAACAAATGGCTCCTGAAGTCGGTCGGGGTGAGCGAAACCCAGATCGACGGTAAGGGAAACATCGTTCGTGCGAAACTGCAGCTGGAGTTTGAGGAGTACGTCCGTGCCGGAAAGCCGCAAGACAAAACCAAGAGCGCCCGGGGCGGAATTGTGAACCTGAATCTGGCTCCAAGTTCCTACCTGGCTGACCCTCCGAACAAGGCAGAGAACAAGCGGAATAATCCGAATGCGATCAGTTCTCTGAACACAGTTGTTGACGTTTCGCCATATTCTCGGGGCCATTTGATACAGTGACGGGGGTGGAATGATGCTGGTACGAATAAATTCGGCTTCCCCGCCTGAAATCGATTGGGGCGCCTCTGGTGTCACTGAAATCGCTCAGAATGTTTTCACGCTGATCAACACGCTGCAGTATGAAGTCGCGTATGACCGGACACTCGGAATCAAGCGCGATTTCGTGGACATGCCGGAGCAGGAGGCTGCGGCGTTCGTAACGGCTCAAATCTATTCTGTCATCGACGAACGCGAACCGCGAGCGACAGTCCAGGAAGTGAACTACTTGGGCATGGACGAGGACGGCACTCTGGTTTTTGAGGTGGTGGTCGATATATGACCGAGCCGATTCAATTTGTCGATGCGGATGCGCAGCGCATCGAGAATGAACTCATTGAGGGGTTCCAACAAGCGACCGGAATTGTTTTGTACCCGGGCGATCCACGTCGCATCTTCCTGCTTCAGATGTTGCCGATCATCGTCGGTCTAAAAAACGAGATCAACTATGCCGCGAATTCGAACCTGCTTCCGTTCGCGTTTGGCGAGACCTTGGACGCTCTCGGTGCATTGCTCGGCGTGGAAAGACTTCCGGCACAACCGGCGAGAGTCACAATGAGGTTCACGCTTTCGTCCATTCAGCTCAACCCGGTCATCGTGCCGAAAGGGACCCGGGTCACACCGGACGGAGTTGCCTATTTTGCGACTGTGGAGGATCTGACCATTCCGGCCGGCGATACGTACGGGGACGTAGTGGCGGAGTCGACGGAAGGCGGCGCTCGATACAACGGTTTTGCTCCAGGCCAGATCTCCATCATCGTCGACCCGATCCCTTACGTGGCGAGCGCCGCCAACATCGACACCAGCTCCGGCGGGACGGACCAGGAATCTGACGAGGCATATCGTGAACGGCAGCGGCTGGCGCCGTCGTCGTTCAGTACGGCTGGCCCGGAGAATGGGTACGTCTTTCACGCGAAATCTGCGGACGTGGGCATCGCGGATGTAGCGGCGACCTCGCCAGCGCCGTCCGAGGTCAATATCTACGTGCTGATGAAAGGTGGAGAGCTTCCGGATCAAAGCGTGCTCGACAAAGTGGCCGCAGCGGTGAACGCGAAGGACGTCCGCCCGCTCACGGACCTGGTCACAGTATTGGCTCCCGGCGTTGTGAATTACGACATCGAGCTGACGTATTACATCAGCTCGGATCGCCAGACCGAAGTTTCAACCATCCGGGCTGCGATCGAGGACGCCGGCGGCGCCGTGGACCGGTACGTCGAATGGCAGGAATCGAAACTTGGGCGAGCCATTACGCCGGACGATCTCCTCGCCCGGATGTATGCGGCAGGCGCTTATCGGATCGTCATGACGTCGCCCGTGTATCAGGAGATTGAGCCGCATGAAGTGGCGAAGCTCGGAACCAAAACGATCACGTATGGGGGGCTGATCTGATGCTAATCCGAGACGTGGACGTGCTGGCCCTCCAGACGAAATTCATGCAGCAGGATGTCGCTGTGCAGGGGTTTAGCGCAGCCCTCACACCGCAGTTCCGGAGGCTGGCGGAAGAGGCGGGAAAAGTTGCGATTTACTCCCGCATCGACGATCTCCCAGAGGACGTGCTGGACGTCCTGGCGTGGCAGTTTTCGGTCGATTGGTACGACCCGGATGCCGACGTCGCGACAAAACGGAAAGCGATCAAGGAGGCTCTTGAGATTCACAAAATCAAAGGCACACCAGCGGCAGTGCAGCGGGTCGTCGAAATTTACTTCGGTGACGGCGACGTGGAAGAGTGGTTCCAGTACGGTGGCCAACCCGGATTCTTTCGGGTCAGGACGAGCAATCCGGAAGCCACGAACGAAAAGGCTGCGCTGTTTGCAAAAGCGGTGAACGCCGTGAAAAGGCTCAGCGCGTATCTGGAGGCGGTTATCCTCGTCACGTCGGATGATTTGAGTTTGTACTTCGGTGGCGTGCTGCACATGACCGAAAAAATGACAGTGAAGCAGGTGGTATAATGGGAGCTTTCGGCGGGCTCATCATCACTAACAAAGGTTTGGCGCTCCAGGCAAAGGCGCAAATTGGCGCTGAACTGAATTTTACGCGAATCGGTGTTGGCGATGGCACGCTCGGCGGCCAATCCATCTCGTCTCTCATCAGCTTGATCAATGAGAAGATGTCGCTTACCATCACGAAACTGAAAGTTTTAGGCGGGGGTAAGGCGGTAGTCGGCGGTGTCCTTTCGAACCAGGACGTCACCACCGGTTTTTATTTCCGCGAAATCGGCGTGTTCGCCATGGATCCGGACGAAGGGGAAATCCTCTATTGCTATGGCAACGCCGGATCAGGGGCCGAATATATCCCGCCCGGTGGCGGTCCGGATGTGATCGAAAAGCAGATCGACCTCGTGACGATCATCGGAAACGCTTCGAACGTTTCGGCCGATGTTGCGAGCGGTATATACGCATTGGCTTCAGATGTCGGCGACATGTCCACGGTTCCGACGACGTCAAAAACAGTTGCCGGGGCGATCACGGAGCTTTTTACCTCTGTCAGTGATGGAAAAGCACTCGTCGCTGGGGCTATCACTGACAAAGGCGTACCGACTTCTCCCAGCGACACGTTCGCGACGATGGCGGCAAATATCGAGGCAATCCCGGTCGGCCCGGACACAAGCGACGCGACCGCAACGCCGGCGGACATCCTGAGTGGAAAAACGGCATATGGCGCCGGGGGGACGAAGATGACCGGCACTATGCCAAACCACGGGGCGGTCATCATTACGCCCGGCACTGCCGACCAGGTGATCCCGGCCGGCTACCACAACGGCGCCGGAAAAGTGGTCGGCGATCCGGACCTGGTGAGCGCAAACATCAAAGCCGGCGCCAACATATTCGGTGTGACGGGAAAAACGGAAGTCGTGGACACGACTGAAACCACAGCCCCAGCGTCGGCGGGGGATATCCTGTCGGGCAAAGTCGCGTTTGTCAATGGCGTAAAGAGAATCGGCACCATGCCCAACCGTACCGGCCACGTCACCGGTCAGTCGATTTCCCGCAACGGCACCACGCTCCGTATCCGGCCGCAAGCTGGTTACTACCCGGGTGACAGCGGGAACAGCGTGCAATATTCTGATCCGAATTGGGTGGCAGAGAATATTCGGCAGGGTGTGAGCATTTTCGGGCTGGTGGGATCGCTTATTCCGGGCGGAGAGCCGATTGCGTCGGGAACAGTAACTAGCACAAGCACAGGTAATACAAGACAATTTGTTAGAGAAGATGGAACAACTACTAATAACATATATATTGAGGTTTCTGGTCTGGCGCTTCCATTTGAACCAAATCTGATTCTTGCCGTTTACAAAGGAGGGGCTTTAGCACCAATATTAACGATTTTTAGTAGAGATGGTCTGAGTGATTTTTACGGAACTTCACAAGGGAAAATCATGATGTGTAGAGGTACAAATTCAACTAGTTCGACTAGTTTTGCGGTATGGTACAGATTGGATGGTTCTGCGGTAGTTACTACAACTTCTTTTAGGCTACCAGTTGCTTTCCATAACGGTACTTCTGGAGGTAATCTGTTTTACTGGTTTATTTGGGGGTGAAAATTATGCAAATCGGTCGCCGAATTTATTACGAAATAGCGACAGGGAACGTCATTCTGGACACCGGCGAGCGTCAGGGCGCCGTCGTGCCAACCACAATTGAGCAGGATTTCCAGACGTATCGAGCGCTTGCCGAGCGTGTACCGGAGACGGTCGGCGTGTTGGAATTGCAATTCGGTGAGTACGCCGCCGACTTTGCCGCGTGCAATGGCTACCGCGTGGACGTGAGCGGCGAGACGCCGACGCTGGTGTTTTCGTATCCGGACCCGAACCAACCGCCGGAGGCGCCGCCGGTGTACCAGCGGTCGCTGTCGGAGCAGATCGAAGAATTGCGCGCCGAAAACCTGACGGCCTTCGAAGCGATCGCGGAACTGTACGAAATGTTCCTGGCTGCCCAGGCGCCGGAAGGTGGTGAATCTGCATGATGACCATCGTCCAGGTGTATGTCCGACTGATCCGCGAAGGCCGCAGGACCCTCGAATCGGTACCGGAGCCGATCCGGGCGGAAGTCGCCGCGGCGTTGCAAGAAGGAGCCGAGCAGACGTGATCGTGAACGTGCTGCTGTGGCTCCTTTTCCTTTGCTCGAAAGGGGGTGTCAGCATGGCGCTGGTCGACGTGTATGTCGCCCTCATCATCGCCGGCCGGAGGACGTTTGCGCAGGTTCCGGCGACGCTGAAACCGGCCGTCGAAGCGGAACTGGCGGCGCTCGGTCTGGGCACCGACGGAAAGCCGCTGCAGCAGCCGGCCTGATCGTATTCGTATCACGGCCTCGCCGATTTGGCGGGGCCTTTTCATTTGGGGGTGCTGAATTTGGAAAAAACATTCATAGAAAAGGGATTTGCCGCTGCTGTCGGCGGTTTTTTGTTGCCCGTTTTCGAGTTTCTGTATGGACCAGGGCCGGCAGTATTGGCTACTGTAACTGCATTGGCGTTTTTCATTGGATTGGACTGGTTGAGCGGTTCGCGAGCCGCTCGAAAGGACGGTACTTACGCCTCCCATTACGGCATCGACGGCGTGTTCAGAACGTTTTTCATGCTTCTGCTTCCAGCCGGTGGTCATCTGCTTGATGTCGTGCTTGGATCTCCCGGCATCATTTTCGGGATCTTTTCGGCCGGTCTCCTGTATCACACGATCAAAAGCATGACAGCGAATGCGATCCGGGCCGGGTGGGGTGATTGGATCCCGGCATGGCTGCTCGAAAAATTGAGTGAATGGGTAAGGAGCGAAATTGAAGCCAAACTGAACCGGGCCATGAAACGAAAGGAAGAAAGGAGCGGCGAATCAGATGGCCAAGGGAATTGACTGCGCCGTTCCGCTCACAGTCGAGAAAGCCCGCGCCATCCACGCGGCCGGATATGAGTTCGCCGCTCGCTACCTCGTACCGGAGCGCTACGCCTGGAAACGGCTCACTCGGGCGGAGGCGGAAGCCATCACGTCGGCCGGCATGAAGATCGTTTCCGTGTTCGAGACGACCGCTAACCGGCCGGCCGGCGGTGCTGCTGCGGGCGCCGTGGACGGGGCGGAAGCGTTCCGGGAGGTGCAAGCGATCGGTCAGCCGATAGGCACCGCGATCTATTTCGCGGTGGACTACGACGCGCAGCCGAAGGACTATGACGCCATCGAAGCGTATCTGCGGGCGGCGGCGTACGCGATCCCGGGGTACCGGGTTGGCGTGTATGGTTCCTATGCCGTCATCGAGGAGATGGCGCGGCGGAGAGCAGCCCAGCACTTCTGGCAGACCTACGCCTGGAGCCGGGGGCGGAAGAGCCAATACGCGAACATTTACCAGCACAAAAACGGCGTGACGTTGGCCGGCCACCAGGTGGACCTGAATGAATCCTACGGAAATGAAGGTTGGTGGGACATGTCGGGGAAGGAGGCGAAACCGAAGATGGACCCGAAAGACGCCGAAAAGATCATCCGGTTCCTGTCGGCTGCATGGTTCGCCACAGAGTCGAAGGAAGCGCGGGAAGAGTTCAACCGGTTGGCGAACGAGATCCGGAAGGCTGCCGGCATGCCGCCGGCGTAAAATCCCAAGCGCTTGGGAAAACGAACCCCGCCTGGCCGTGTGGCTGGGCGGGGGGTATAAAGGATGATTCTGATGGGATTCGAGGAAAGAATTCAAAAACTGGAAAGTGAAATCATTCAATTAAAATATGCACTGAAGGTTCTTCACTCATTAATGGCTATGGATGCTATTCCTGATTGGGCACAGGAGGCGTTGACTGTCGCAAAAGATTTAGGATTAATCGATAATCCTTATGGAGGTAGTTTAGATTTCTATCGTTTGATAACATTATTGCATCAACATGGCCTTATAAAAAGTCAAAATTAATTAAAGGACTTCTGTTAATTGTCTTGCTATCTCCTGGATACTATACATAGAAGAATTAATCGCCACCTTATCTGCTAGAGATGGACTATATTTTCTTACTTCGTCAATCGTCACTTTATGCCAGATTGGCAAAATAACCTTATTTCCTTGCATTTCGCGGGCGACCAATCCATCAAGTTCATACTGTGTCCAATTTTTATTAAAAAAGGCAGACGATAAAACAACAACACCAAATCTTGATTGTGCCAAGCCTTTATCAATTGATCTTCTTAAACTATCTCCAATCTTTAAAGTGAATTCATCATACCAGACTTTAACGCCAATGCGTTCAAGTTCTTCGGCCAACGGTCTAACAAAATCATCTTTATCTTCGCTAGCATGTGAAATAAATACGTCATAAATTTGATCTTGCTGAGTATTAATGCTTGAAACTGTAACAGATCGGGCAGTTGATTCCTGGATTAACCTTCTGTGGTCTATCAATTCTTGTGTTAATGTCCTTTGATATTCCAATAGTTCACGTTCACGGCGTTTTTGAAGTTCCTCTTGTTTCTTTCTCTCCCGATCAAGTTCCTTTGTTAATTGTTGTTGATATCTGTTCAAATCAAAGTTTTTAGAAGCTAGTTTTTTAGATAGTTCAGCCTGTTTTTTGCTGCTTCTGGCAATATCGTCATTTAACCTTTCTATTTGTCTCAATTTATTTGTCAAACTGCTGGCCGAGGTACTTTTTGTAATACTTCTTTGGATCTGATTAATTTTTGCTACTGCCCGTGCTTCCTTTTTCTTCTCGTCACCAATTTTCTTTTGCAAATCTGCAATTTCTTTTTGTATTCTCTGAATATTTGAGTTTAAAGAGTTAATGGACATAAACATTCACCAACTTATTTTTCACTATAATACCGATGATATATAGTCATCCGACACCATTCTACATCAAAAGTCCCAATTTGGCGATATGTGGAAGTTTTTGAGACCGTGGGCCTCCTTTTTATCCCCTTTACACCGAACATGCGTTCCCATATAATCAAATCACACGAACACACATTCGGGAGGCGATCCCTATGCCCATCGCCAAATACACCGGCCGCTACGTCGAGATCATCTACCAAGACAGCGCCGGCCGCATGACACAGCGCACGATCTACGTCCACAGTGTCCGTGGTGGCATCGTCCGAGCGTTCTGCATGACGTCCCGGGCGCCGCGGACGTTCCGCACGGATACGATTCTCGCCTGGCAACCGGTGGCGAGGCCTGCATGATCCCGATCTACGGTGTGCCAACGTGCGAATGCCGTACCAACATGCGCCCGCGCTGGAGCCGGGACGGCGGGCCGCGGGTGTTCGTCTGCATTAGGTGCGGGAAGTGTGTGCCCGGCTATGAGCGGCTGTGGTGGGAGCGGCAAAGGGAGCTGGAACGTCTGAGGAAGGGAAACCCCTCCAATGCGTCGAAATTTTGACGCAAGGAGGGGTTTTTCGTGAAAAAGAAGGTCTTTTTTGCCATCATGGTGGCCGTCACGCTCTTTTCGGTGACGATGAGCGCGGTGGCTGCATCCCAATTGGCCGAAATCAAGGCTTACCTCAATCACGGCATCAAGATCGTACTCAACGGCCAGCCTTGGCAGCCGGCCCAGACACCGATCACGTATCAGGGCAGCACCTACTTGCCACTGCGGGCTGTTGGCGAAGCCCTCGGCGCCGAGATTACCTGGGACGGAGCGACGCAGACCGTCGGAATCTCGACCAGCGGAGCGCGGTCTGTCGCCGAGAAATATGACGTCATCCTGGAATTCCCGGCCGACAAATATCCGACCGTCGCCGCCCACATCGCCAGCGCCATCCTGGCCGGCGAATCGGCCGTCTGCACCATCGACCGAGGAGGGGCAGAGAAGCGCCGGGAGGCGTCGCTGGCCGGCATTCCGACCCGGGAAGGCTACGACCGTGACGAGTGGCCGATGGCAATGTGCGCCGAAGGTGGCGCCGGGGCGTCCGTGGCATACATCGACCCGGCTGAAAACCGCGGCGCCGGCAGCTGGGTCGGAAGCCAACTGGAAAAGTACCCGGATGGGACCAAGGTCAAGTTTGTGGTGACATTTGGCGATCTGGACGCTGATGCGCAGCGCAGCTCCGCGCAGCCAGCTGATGGTGAGGTGTACTATAGAACGTGCGCGGATGCGCGTGCAGCTGGTGCAGCTCCACTTCGTGTTGGTGATCCTGGGTATGGGCGCCATCTTGATCGAGACGGTGATGGTATTGCATGTGAAAATTAATTTATGATACATTAGCCCCACATGCGGAAGCACCGCCCGGGGGATTTGTTTTTGCCCACAAATTGCCCACATCAGCATGAAAAAACATGATAAGAAATGAAAAACCAAAACCGAAAAACCGCATAAAATCAAGGTTTTCGTAAACCCACGAAACGCCGTGACAAGCCCAAAAAGTTCGAATCGAACTGCAAACTACCGCGTAAGATCAAGGCTTTTCGGGTGTTTTTCATCGGTTTGCCCACAATCTGCCCACATGGTAAGGCTAAAATAAAACAGCTCCAAGTTGTTCGGCTGCCGATTTGTGCATGATAGGGAGCACGTGGGCGTATGTGTCCATCGTGGTTTTGATCGAAGCATGACCAAGCATTTCTTGAACGACTTTGGGATTTATGCCGTTTGCGAGAAGTGTTGTCGCAAAGGTGTGCCGAAGACCATGAAAGGTGATCCGCGGAACACCGGCCATTTCTATATATTTTTCGAATGCTTTTTTGAGGGAGTTTGGATATAGGACGCCGCCAGTTTTCGGGCTTGGAAACACAAGTCCGAGCGAGTTTGGCGGCCGCCTTATCAGCCAGCGGCGCAATGCTTGGGTGGTTTTAACCGGTATCTGCACCGTCCGGATCGAGCTTTCGGTTTTAGGGTTGTCTTTGATATAGAGTCGTCTGCCGGCCCGCACGATCGTCCGTTTTATAACGATTTGGTCGTTTTTTAGGTTTAGGCAGTCATCCATCAGCGCGAGTAATTCACCTTCTCTCGCTCCAGACGTGAGGGCGAGAAGAAAGAGTGTGTAATAGAACTGGTTATCCTGCTTCACGCAATCCAGGAACCGCTTCTGCTCATCGACCGTCCAGACTTTCATGTTCGGGTTCTTTCGGGACTTGTACGGCTTCTTCACCAGGCTGGCTGGGTTGCGGAAAATGAGCCCCCAGCGAACGGCCTGGTTCAGCGCCTTGGTCAGCAGATTGCCGACATTCACTACATGCCCGGGGCTGTACTGTTCGAGCAGCTCGGAGTAGAGCTTCTGGACGTGCTGCGGGGAAAGCGAGGTGAGCGGAATCTTTCCGATCTTGGGTGCGATGTGATTCACCACATAGGCCCGCCGTTGCTCGTAGGTGTTCCTGGCGACCTCGTTTTTCAGCACCGTGTCCACGTACTCGAGCAGGTAGGACTCCACCGTCGTCTTCGTCGGCTCCATGTAAGTCCCCGTTTGAAGCTCATACTGAATCCGCTTCGCCGCCTCCTCAGCCTCTCTGAGCGTCTGAAAGCCCCCCACCTCCTTTTGCTTTCGTTTCCCCGTGGCCGGGTCAATGATGTCGTATCGGTAGTACCATTTGGCGCCGCAGGTGCAGCGTTTTGCGCTTTTTGGGCACTTGCAGCCGCGGCGGCGGAATGATCCGGTGGCCATAATCTATACCTCCCTCTCCGGTTTAAAGTGACCCATATACACACCGCAGATCGTGACTTGATTCGGTAGAACCTCAATCACGTTGTACTTGTCATTCTCCGGCTCCAGCCGGATCAGCGGCGAGTCGGCAGACCAGCGAATACGCTTTAGTGTCCCGTCTTCCTGATCATTAATTAAGGCCGCTACAATCTGTCCGTTGTAGTCAGCCCAGGATGCTTTCTTGAAGTATACTATATCACCGTCTTCGATCCCGGCGCCGAGCATGCTGTCACCTTTAACTCGGAGCGCAAAATCTGGCTGCCGTTTGCTCAAAAGCGGATAACGAACGTATTCCTCGATATTTTCCTCGGCCAGTAACCCGTCGCCAGCACATATCGTCCCCACGACTGGAATATTCTCTGAGGGTTTTCCTATTCCCAGCAGCTTTTCCACAGTCGTTCCTAATACATCAGCATAAAGACCGATGTCGTTTATCGGAAATTCTCTCTGACCGTTTTCATATCTGGATAGTGTGGATTTAGCGACGCCTACTCTTCGCGCAAGCTCTTCGAGCGACCATCCTTTCGCTTCACGCAATTTCTTTATTTCCATAATGACCTCTTTCGAACTCTTCATTTACGATCACCTCGGGAACAATTTTATCATAAGTGTTCCATATAAGCAACAAAATTATACAATCGAATTTTGTAGTTGACAGTTGGGAACAAAAAGGATAAGATAGGATCACAAGGAGGTGAGCAGACGTGCAATTCAACCTTCAGAAACTCCGTTACGAGAGATTATCTCGCCAGATCTCGCAAGAGGAAGTCGCATCCGCGCTCAACATCTCCCGTTCATACTACCACAAAAAAGAGACCGGCAAAGCGAAAATGACGGTTGATGAATTCGCCAAGGTCCTTGAAGTCCTCGACATACCGGAAACTGAAGTACCAAAATTTTTTACCCTCAACGTTCCCAAAAGGGAACATACGGCGTGAGGTGGGAGGAATGAACGAATAGCAAGCGATTCGCGGGCCCGATGGAATGTTTGCTGTTCAGTTCAAACTCCCGGAATGGTTGATCCGGAAAATCGTTCTGGAGGTGCGCGCCGCGAAAGTATTCTCCGGTCAAAAAGAGGTGATCGCGTGAGCAAACTCATCCTCAACCCGGAATACCGCCTTTACGAACGAAACGGCAAAGCATTCTGCAGCAGCCGGCAGGTGGCGGAGGAGTTCGGGAAGCGCCATGACAACGTGCTGCAGGATATTCGCAATTTGGATTGCAGCGAGGAATTTCATCTCCATTGCAAACGGCCAAGATGGAATTCCCGGCATTTACGGAAGCGATCATGGCGGCGCACGATGAACCGAAGCACTACCACTTCTCCAATGAAATCAACATGATTTACCGGATTGTGCTCGGGATGGACGCCAAGACGTTCCGGGAAAAGCACGGGCTGCCAAAAGGCGAAGTCATTCGCCCGTACCTTACCGCCGAGCAGATCCACGCGATCGAGACGCTTCAACGGGTGGATATCGGCTTGATCGTGGCGGTTCCGGAGTACGAGCAGCGAAAACAGATGTTGGCGCAGTACTACGAGCGGATGAGGCTGAAACGGATTGCGTGAAGGGGGGCCCCGCATGCTGACGGTTCAAATTGACGAGGCCCAAGTCCGGGAGGAGATACGGCGGCGGATTGCTGAGATGGTGAAAGAAGTCGACGCTGAATACGTGTTTTGGGACGCAAAAGAGCTGATGCGGCGCACCTGCATGAGCTGGAACTTCATTCAGCAGCAATTTTTCTTCGATCCGCGATTCCCGAAAGCGAAGGTCGGCTCCAAATGGTACTTTCCGGCCCGGGAGACCCGGGAGTTCCTCGAGCAGTGGCTCCGGGAGCAGATGAGGGGGTCGACGGCATGATCAACAGCCTCATCCGCCGCCTGATCCACTCCACCGCCGGATGGTCAACGAGCCCGCGCAATCGCCGGGAGCGGAGGGAGCACGCGAAGTTGAATCGGATTCGAGGGAAATGAGTGAGTGCCGCTTGTTCACCTCGATTCAAGGCGTTGCCGATGATTGGGCCATCGGCAAACTTGAATGCAAGTTTAGTAGCTCCGAGTGCTTGTTCTGCCAACTTGTTCATGGCGTTTGCGCCATTGACCAGCGACAGGATTTTAGCGGTTCCTCTCGGAATCGGGACATCCAAATGTGTTATCGCGCTGGCTTTTTATCCGGCGCTTCTGCAAGTTTCCTTGCAGTTCAGCATACGTCATCATCCGCGTGGGATGTCGGGCGCTCGTGGGCGGGTTATTGGTGATCGTCCTCACCGCCTATGCGTTGCACCTTCCGGAGTACACAAAGCGATCTTCCTCCGGCTTGGCTCAAGGTCACCATATCTCCGGGAGACTTAGGTTTCCCTTGAATTCACCCGATTCTCGTTCGCGAATCACTTCGCGACGGGGCAAAAAGCGACACTCACCACAATTTTAAAGCAAAATATGCGTTCCTACCAACATTACTGGAAGGATGTGAAAACCGGATGACCCGAACCCAGCTTCTCGACATCTGTCTTTTCTTCCTCGGCATCGAAGAACGCGCCCTGCTCGAACGCCGCCAGCCTCTCGCCAGGTGGGCCCGGCGCATGTATGAGCGGTATCGCGCCAGGTTGGAACGGGTGAAGGCCGGAGAACCGGACGTGGCAGCCCGGTCATACCGGCCGGTGCGGGGGATGGAGCCGGAGGTGGCGCCGTGAACACGATTCTAATGGTGATAGCCGCCATAAATTTCGCCTGTGCAGCAGGTTGGCTCTATCTCCTGATCACCTACGCGCTGAAAAAGCGCGAACTTGACCGTTTCACGATTTACGTCTCGTTATTCCTCACGTTCTTGTTGTTCGTCGGTTACGGGCTCAGATTCATTGGACTGTAGGAGGTGATCCCATGACCAAACACATCCTCCGCATCCAATTTTACTGCCGGAAAGCCGCCGCCTACGCAACGGACCGCAGACCGCGGAGCCAACGCAACAAATACCGGTTCGACCGGCTGATGGCGTACAAGGCCGCCCTACACCGCAGGATCGAAGCCGACGGGTACCGCTGGCGGGCAGCGATTGAGATGGAAGGGAGGTAGACCGGATTGGTGACGCTCACAGCCCAGCAACAAACGACCCTCGACGCGATGCGCGTTACCATCGACCGGTTCCGCCGGAACGGCGCGAGCGAGCATAAGATCCGGAAGCACGTCGAGGCTTGGACCCGCGCCTATCCGGACGACATCCGACGGTACATGGAAATCGCGCTGTTCGAACCGTGGCGTCTGAACGTTCTCGACGACGACAGATGCCCGAAGTGCGGCGATCAGGCATACCTCACGACGTTCTACGGCCGCCTGATGCGGAGCCTGGAAGGACAGACAGCTGGCATGTACGAAGTGCACTGCCCAGGGTGCGGCTGGCGAGGGCATGCGCCGGTCGAAATTGCCCGGTGGTTGCCAAAACGGGCAATGTTTGCGAGGAGCCGATCGAGATGATCATCCACCGCGTCGGCCACCCTCCGCTTGAAATCCGCCGCGGCGACCGGGTCAGCTACCAGGGCGAGAACGTCAGGGTGCGCGGCATCAGCGAGGCGCGGAAGATGGTCCGGATCCAGCACGACGGTGCGGTCCGG